CCCGCCGATATTGAAGCTCGCCGGGATTGATGCGATGACGTTGCCGGCGGCGATCGGCGTGATTGCCGAAGATGGCCGGTATTGCGTGTGTAGCGTACCTATACGGAGCGCCGCCTTGGCGTAGCCCGCGTACAGTCGAGCCTGGATCGTGGCGCCGTCCATCAGGGCTCAAGCGCCAGCGTGTCGATGCCATTCCCGCAATTCACGTCGAACAGGCAGGCGATCTCGACCGCCTCGCGCGCCGACTTTCCAAGGTGCATGGCGGTGATGGCATAGTCGCGACCGGATCCCCATGCCATGAATTGATCTTCGATCCGCGATGGATACGGCGTGCGTTCGTAGTTGAAGATTCCTGCATCGGTGATGGTGATCAAAGAGGCCCAATCGTCGCGATCGCGCTGCGAAGGCGGGAAATTCTCGTGTTTTGCTCCCTGTTCATACCACGCGAGCATTTCCCGCGCTTGCGCGCCATTGCCTGCGATGCCTACGAGAGCGCCTTCATGGCGGAAAATTTTGGTGACAGTGCGCGCCAAACCGCAATATTCAGCCCGCTTATCAGCCGCTAGCGTCTTGCCGTCGTAGGCGATGATCGTCATCTCAAACTACCAGCGATATTCCGCCGCCCTGCCCAGCCATCTGAGGCCCGGGCGGAACGCCGAGGAACTGGCACAGCCGGCGGCGCCAACTATCGAAGAGTGCTAGCCGGTCGCTCACTTCGTTCTTGTTGTGCTTCCATACCGCGGCTTCGTCGGTATCCAGATTGGTACCGGCACCAGGAACGGCCGATTCCAGCGTGGTGAGGTTTGCCAAGTACGTGGTGACCACGACCGCGCCCTCGTCGGTGCTGATGTGCTGCAGGCGATATTCGAGCGCCAGATACTGCTTCATGATCCACGGGAATGGGAACACGACGGCACCATCACCCAAAGCCGGATACCCGCAGAATCGGCGAATATCGACCAGTTGGGCGTCAGTGAAGGTGAAAGGGATGAAAGCCATTGCTTACTCGAACGTCGCGCCTGAACGCACGAGAGAGGAAATCAGGGTTGCGTCTTTGTCGGGATCGAGCGACAGACCGCGCTCGTAATACTGACTACGGCCGGCGACGACCATACCGTGATTCCGGGCGAGCACGAAAGACTGCGGCTGCGCATCTTCGGGCTGTGCAACTTGATCCGGCTGCGCATCTTCGGGCTGTGTCGGTTGGCGATTGTAGGGTCGAGCCATATTCATCTCCTGGAAAAAACGGGGCAGCACCTGGCCGCCCCGGTTTGCTTACAACGATTCGAGGACGATTGCCCGCTTGAGAGCCGAACTATTCGCCGTCGGGATGGTGGCGGAGGTCGTGGTGATGTCCGTCGGCGCGACGAATCCGCCGATGTACGACCAGGTCTGGGTAACGACCTGCTTCAGCGCATCCAGCGGCTCACGCGTGACGTGAGCGACGCCATCGATGACGGTGATCATGTCCTCGTCGTCGGTGCCAGTGGCCTCGGAATAAGCGTCACTGGTGAATTCGCCCTCAACCAGCGCACCCTGGCCGCAGAGCACAGCACGGCGCACGGTGCCGACGCCGGCGAGCGTCTGTACCGGGTTGAGGTTGGTCTCCTGGAGGTGGACACCGAGCATCTCGGCAATGACGCCGCGCTTGTATTCTTCGGTGGTGACTTGCCCACGGAAGAAATACTGGAACGCGGGATCGCTGTAGAGACCCGTCGCCTGGAGCGGGTCAAGATACAGGTTGTACATCCCCGTGGCATCGACCGGAGGAACCCCGTTCGCGGACATGGTGGCCTTAGCCTCCAGAATCATGCCCATGGTCAGCTTGCCGTTATTGACATCATTGGCGGCGGCGATCGCGGCAGTCGTGGCGGCCTGCACGTTGGTTGCGGTCACCGTCGGGCGGATCACGACCGGAGCGACGGCAGAAACAACGGCATTCCCTGCAGTCGCGTCAGCTACGGTCACATTGGCCGAGAATGTCAGGGTGCCGCTGATGCCGGCGGGGGCAGTCGAAACATTGACGCCATCTGCCAGGTATCCAGTCAAGGAATACACATCCTGTCCGACCACCACATTGACCGGGTTCGCCACACTGACGGTTACCGGCTGGCCGGCGCTATTGACCGTGGTCATGAAGCCGCGGATGTCATCGACGGCGATTGTCACAGCAGGAGCGCCCAGTGTGGTCTTGACGCGGGTATTGCCGCCCATGTATGCGTTGAACACGGCCAACTGCGCGATGGTATCGACCGAGCGGAAAGCCTGTTCGCCCAGGGCATAGGCATTGCGCAGGTAGAAGTCGGCGATCGCCACGCGCTGGGTCACGATGTTGAGCTGCATGTTCGCGCCGTACTGAGCAACGCTGAGGACGTACTGCTCGACGCCGTAATTCTGCGGAGTCAAGCCGCTGGTGATGTCCGAGTTGACCGCGGGCGCCATGGGCGTGCTGATCGCCGGCAGGAGGCCGGTACGGGTCTTGGTGATGGTCTCACCGATGTTCGCAGTGAAGGGTTCGCGGTCAGCGATCGCGCGGAAGCCGAGTTTGGCGCGCAGCGGGAGACCGAATTGATGTTCCAGAAAGCCAGTCTGGATGGCGCTTTGCAGCGAGGCGGGTAGATTATTGAAAGCCATGATGTGTCCTTAAAGAAAGCGAAGGGAGGGTGAATCTGCTGCATCTCCCCTCGTCGTCAGGACTCACGGGGTTGCGCGGATACTTTCGCGCGGTTCGGCTCAGCGTTTTTTCAACGTGAGCCCAAGTTCTTTAGCCTTTGCTGCACGCTCTTCATCGGTTGCAGTGCGCGCATTGAACGGCTTCGGCTCTTCTTTTTTCGGTACCGAAGTATTCGTCTGCGTGGTGGTGCTCGTTTGCCCGAACAGGTACGGCTTCGACTCTTTGAGCGCCTTCATCATTTCGGCTGCGCCAACGACTTCGCCCTTGTCATCGAGCTTGACCGTAGTCAGGTCGGCGAGCTTCAGTCCGTCCAGATCGACCATTCCCGCCTTGATGGCCTCAGCCTTCAGTTCGGCGCGGATGATGCGTTCGTTGGCCTTGACTTCGGCCGCCGTGATCCTGGCAGTTGCTGCGGTTTCTGCCTCTTGCGCCTTGGTAGCGGCAGCATCGGCCGCGTCTTTGGCTTCCTTGGCAGTCGTCCGGTACTTAGCGTTTTCCGCCCGGAGTTCCTGGACATATTCCAAGCTGAAATTTGTCTTCTGCTCGGGAGGAGGCGGCACGACTGGAACAGGAGCCGCCGGAGCAGGAGCGGCGGGTTTCGGCGGCACTACTGGAGCAGAACCACCACCGGCGGGATCGTCTTGATTGCGGAGCGGGTAAAAGTGGCGCTTGATGAGCATCTAGCTCTCCAATAAAAAAGCCCGCATCAAGCGGGCCGTTGAGGACATGTCGGATCAACCGACATGGGAAACTTATTCTGCGATGGCGACTTGCACCTTGGCGTTAGCGTTGCGGGCGACAAGTTCGGCATCAGCCAGTACTTTTTCCGCATCCGCATCCTCGACACCGTATTCTGCGCAGAGAATTCCGATGGCCGTCTCACGGCTCATCAAGCCGGCAGATGTGATCTGCACGAGAGTGGCGGCGCGTGATTGCAGTTCGTGGAGGGTTGGCGCAAACCACCTCGGCCAAGCCAGTGTCGGCTCCTTCTGGTCAAACGCGCCGGCCGCCGTCCCATCCCGGAACACAAGACCAATCACTTTCGATGCCTTGATGATCATCATCGCCAACTCGACCAGTGCTCCGCCGTAGCTGATGCGGAGCTTTCCAGTGAGCCAGATCAGCGGCTGGTTCATCAGTTCCATTGCTTTACCAGACTGTGCAGAGGCGATCTTTTCATTCGTCGCGCGGTTGCCGTGCAAGGATTCCAACGCGACTTCGCGGAGATGCTTGACGTACTCAATAACGGCAGCGCTCGCTTCACCGCTGATCTCCAGCAGTTTGGCATCACCAGATTCGGGGACGCTTAAGGCATTCGCTGCGCCTTTGACGCGCGGCCCATCTTCCGGTGAGTTTTCCTTGATCACCAAGGTCGGATCGCCCATGAACTTCAGGGCTCGCCCAGCTTGCGAGAGCTGGTAGTCGACCTCGATCTGGCAATCGATCGCCTCGCCAGTAATTGTCGGCATCCCGTCTATGCCGTCACCACCCGGTAGATTTTTGATCCAGGCGATCGGCACAAAACCGAGTTTGTGCTGTACGGTGCGCTTATTGTCGGTCTTCGGCTGCACCTTGACGGTGATTTTCTGCGGCTGGTACCACGTTTCTGCTTGACTATCCCATGTGCGCTGAAACCAAAATGTGGCGGCTAAGTCCGCCGGCGCAATGGCATAACCAAGCTCAGCCAGCGCGGCACCCTTGACTTGATAGCGCTCGGTGACAGAGGCCAGCGTGTCAGGCGCTTCCGCGTCCCATGTCGGTGTCAGCGCATCGGTATCGAGCACGCGCAGGAAAACCCGACCTCGCAGTACCTGGAACATGACGGCAATCGAACCGACCGCGCCGCGCGTCCCGGCTTCCAGCAGCATCTCATTGCAATTCGCCTCAGCGAGGATTCTGCGGATGGTGGCTTCCTGCTCTTTGTTTTCCAGGACAATCGAGGGCGCATTATCGTCGCTGAAAAGTAGCGAAACCGAATCGTCAACCACGATCCGGCAAATACTCGTCCGCACGCTCGGGCGCCGTTTTCTCAGTGGGACATACTCTCCAGCGTCATTGATTTCCTCCGCGAAGGCGTGTCGAAGATTGTCGTAAAACGACCCCTCCAGCACGCGACGCAGGATCGCCATGCGATAAGCGCGTGCCGGCAGGTCACCCTGCGGCCAGGTCTTGGCGATCGTGCGGAACATCGATTATTTGCGCTTGAAACCGCGAGCGTTGATGGCAAAATTCGCCATCTGAGCGAGATGCGGGTTACCCGACGCCTTGGCCTTTTCCAGCATCGGCATCGGGATCTGGGCGCCTTGCTTGACGTGGAGCGCGCGGTGTAACGCCCCCTTGTTCGCCGGGTTGAGCATGATCTTGTTCATGATGTCTCCTATCGGGCCATGTGGGGAATGCTGACAAATGACGATGTCTTCAATTTCTGTGCCGGCCATTCCACATCGACGCAATAGCCGATGGCCGTCGTGATGTGCTGGTACTTGTTCTTCTGGTCCTCTTGGAATGTCGAGCCTTCCTGCAACTGCACCGTCGCCAGCCCCTTGTCGCACCACTTTGCTGTGACCGGATTGACGAACAGGCTGCGGAACCCATCTGCCGTGCAGACCTTGGTGCGCACTGCGTTCTGGCGATCCTTGATGGCCGGGTGCGCCGCCTTGACCTTGCGCGTGAATTTCCAGTGGCTCGCCTTCAGCACGCCCTCGATGTCGGTGTAATCCGATGCGTGCGCGTGCTTCTCGCCGGCCTGCCCAGCCGGATCGCCGTAAATGATCACGTCCTTATTCTGGTGATCCTTGTACTTTTCCACGAACTCAATCGCCGACTGCTTGGACACCGCGCTGGTCAGCACGATCTCATCCAGTAGGTACAGCGCGTTGTCGCGGCGCACGCCGATGGCGCTGGAGAGCGGCGTGTAGTTCTGGTCGTGCATCCACATGAGCTGTTCATGCGGCTGGATCACGGCGGCCGTGTGGTTCGCCAGGTCGTAATCCTCATAGATCCGACCCGTCGCGCCCTCGAAGCTGGCCTCATACTCCTGCTTGTACTGCTTGGCCGACATCTGCCGCTTGGCGGCCGCAATCACGTCGGCCGGCAGGATCTCGGCGCTCTTCCAGTGGTAGAGCTTCCAGTCCGGATCATTCCCAGACTCGGCATACCGCGCCATGTCGTAGTAGTGATTCAGGCCGTCCGGAACCCCGATCAGCCAGCACCACGCCCTATAGTCAGGTCGTAACGGATTGAACGTATCCAGCGCTGGCCGGATGTTCGCTTCCCAGGCCTCGGCCTTGATGTCGGCGATCTCATCGATCACGCCGCCGGTCCAGAAGATACCCTCGATGCGCTCCGGCCGGTCCAACCCGATCAAATGGACCTCGGTACCGTTGTCCAGGTAGATGATCAGGTCCGTCTCGGACGGTGCCTTACTCTGCAGGCTGCTCAGGCACAGCATCTTCATGTCTGCCCAGTAGATCTTCTTCACCTGGTCCCGCGTGGGCGCCGCGATGAAGTAGCGCTCGCCGGCATTCTGCATAGCCTGCTTGGCGACGAATCGCTTGGCGCGTTCGGTCTTGCCAGAGCGGCGCCCAGCCGGCACGACAGGGAAGCGCACGCCGTTGCCGACCGCCTCAATCAGTGCGTGCTGCACCGGATGGTCGATGAGCTTATACCACCGAGCGAGCTCTCGCTGCGTCTGCAGGGAGACGGCCATCAGTTCGGCAGATGCTGGGCTAGATCCTGCAGGAACTGCGCCGCATCTGCTTCCGGCTTGTTCAGATGGTCGATGGCATCCTTGTTCGCCCGCAGCAGATTCACCGCGATCTCGCTCGAGGCATTCGCCATCTTGGTCAAGACGGCGATCCCCTGTAGCGTCTTCAAGCTTTCATCGCCTATTGGGGCCGCATCGTCGATCTTCTCGACCTGTCCATGAGCAATCCCGGAAAGCCTGTGGGCTGTCATCGCACCGTAGTTCGCCGCGCTTGCCAGGTGGCTTGAGATGCTTCGCAGTTGGTCTGCGAGGTTATGCGCATCTATTTGCGAAGCTATCGGCAGCGACTTCAGCGCAGCTTCAGCGGCAACTATTTGATGCGCAACCTCTTTGACTTTCCCGTGCTGCGTAGAAAATCTCTGGCGAATGGCCGCCTCCGAGACTCCAAACTCTCGCCCCAGCGCTCTTGCCGTTTCACCAGCAAGGAGCCTCTTGCCAACCTGTTCCCACTGCTTATCAGTGAGCTTCGACTTTCTGCCCATGGCATCGTCTCCCGGATCTGCCGGTTGAGCAGTGACCAGTCATCAGGACTGGTGTAGGAATGAAAAAGCCGCCGGCCCCGTTCAGGGCTGGGCGGCGAACTAGCGGTGGCTAGAGGAGATTCTTTTGATCTAGATCAAGAAAATGATCAAATAGCGCTTGACGTGACACGCAAAGCGTGCTTTAATACAGTCATACCACAACGACAACAGGAGCACGAAATGACCACCATCTACATTCGCAGCAACGAAACAGGCCGGGACGTTGATAGTTTCACGGGTGCCGACAACGACGAGTGCGAGGCATGGGCTCTCGAAAACTACGCCATAAATGATTACTCATGGGGTTATACGCGCGGCCTGGATCCTCTACCGGCTGAGCTATCGTGACTATCTTGGCTACTAGGAGATTAAAATGACCAAATACGAAATCACCCGCACCGACATCAACAAGATTGTC